GAATCCGGTATCGCTATCGGTGCCAAGCCCACTGGCAACCTCCCCGCTGGTGGCGACAACATGGGCGCTCTCGCTCCTATGTCCTTCGCTCTCCTCCGTCGTTCGTTCCCTGCCCTATTCGCCAACAAGGTCGTAGGTGTCCAGGCCATGAACGGTCCCGTGTCCCTCATCATGGCCCAGCGCTATGTCTATCAGGGCACCAAGGACGAAGCCGGTTGGGACAAGGTTCCCTCTTACGCTGGCTTTACCGGCAACTTCAACGGCATGACCGGTGTTGATGCAGCTTCCGCCAAGATTATGGCTTCCGCTGCCGCTCAGGACCCCCAGATCGCTGAAGCTTGGAGACTTCGTGCTCCTATCGCCGACGCCAACGATGGCCCTGTCACTGATTTCGGTGGTGACCTCAACAAGTACCCCGAACTCACCGTCCACATGTCCCGCGTTCCGGTTCTCGCCAAGACCCGTAAGCTGGGCGCTTCCTACTCTCTGGAAGCCGTCATGGACGCCAAGGCCGTTCTCAACCTCGACCTGGAAAAGGAACTCCTTTCCACCATCCAGTATGAACTGGTTGCCGAACAGGACCGTGAAATCATCGCTCGCCTGAAGAAGGTTGCCCAGGATGAAGGCAACATTTCCACTGGCAACGAAGAAGCCGGCTACATCTACGAAGGTTCGCCCTTCCAGACCACCATGGCTTACCCCAACGGTGGTATCGCTGGCCTCGGCATTGACCTGACCACTCTTGACGGTGAATCCAACAAGCAGCAGGACGCCATTTCCTGCCTGATCACCTACATCATGGGTCTGGCCAACTCCATCGCGGTCGCAACTCACCGCTCCGCTGGCAACTTCGCCATTGTCAGCCCCGGCGTTGCCACCCTCCTGCAGTGCGCTGGTCCTATCTGGAACCGCGTCGCCTCTGCAGTCAATCCTCTCGAAGCCACTCCCGAAATCGGCACCCTCGGTGAAAACATCAAGGTTTACCGTGACCAGTATGCCCTCGAAGACTACGTCCTCGTTGGCTACAAGGGCTCCTCGAACCTCGATGCCGGTATCTTCTACGCTCCTTACGTCACCGGACTTGAAAGCCGTGCGGTCAGCGCTCAGAACTTCGCTCCTCGTATCGGGGTCATGAGCCGCTACGCCATCGTGGACAACATCCTCGGTGCTGGTAGATACTACCGTTACGCCAAGGTTAAGATCCCTGCTAGCTTGTTCAACAAGGCCGAAGTTGACAACACTGTGGCTAGCATGTTCAAGCCCGTCGGATACTAGTATTCGACGCTTGAACTGACACGAACTCGAGGGAGCCTTCGGGCTCCCTCTTTTATTGTCAATTCAATTTTGCTATATTATAAGTATGAAGAAAATCACTTGCAAGATTTGTGGCAGAGAATATAGTGGTCATTGACAAATAATATGAAAATAGGGAGCCCGAAGGCTCCCTATTTTGTCGTGTTCATTCAATTGTTTTTACATGCGTTCATTCATTTTGTTGATGAATTCTTCCTTATTTTCATTGAATTCATACACTTCATCACTTATGTCAGGTATCAATTCAAAAGTCAAGGTGATGTCGTGTAGATTCAATTCATAGGTATTGTAATCTTCTTCTTCACTGTTTTCATCGAATTGGTCAATAAGAACCTGTGCCCCGAAGACAACGGAAATCAAAATATTATTTTCGCTGCTAACTTTGGCTTTGACGTTTTTGGTGTAAAATCCACCATATATGCCATAATTTTCAATGTCGAAATCGGAACCAAATTCACCCTCTTCCTGGCCTAGAGTGTACGTATTCAATTTATCGTATAAATCTTCAAAAGAACGACACCGTGCTGCGTTTCTAGAAAGAATTTTTGAATACTTGTTAATCAGTTTTTCAATTTGACGAATTACCTTATTGTTTACAACAAGTTTTTCCGGATCATCTGTTCCGGCAATTGCCTCTGCTGTTTCTGCAGCAGCCAGAACTTCATTTGGGTCAAACGTATAAAGCACATTATCTACCAGGCGTATCTTCAATTCATTAAAATCCATCATATCCTATCCTTTTTTGCATTCATCATGCAGTTGAACTTGTCTAATTTAGCTAGTTCGATGTATGGCTAAATTGACCAGGAGGACCTATGGCGGTCAACAATGAATACATCAGACTGAATCGGTTCAAACGAGAGGATCGTTATTGGATTCAAGAAGTGCCGGAGAAATCTGTCCCGGTCAAATCCAACTTTGCCTATGACCTTTCCTTGAATCCCACCAAAGGCGAGATTGTTGACTATCAGGCCATAAATGCCTCCATATTGATGATAATCCTTTCCAATTTCGGTGAACATCCTTTCCGTCCGAACCTGGGATCCTCTGCTCAGAACATGCCTTTTGAATCATTTCAGTTGAACCAGAACTATGACGGACTTGCAGGGGAAATCGAAAGGATAGAGACAAGGATCAAGGTATTGGACATAACAGTCGAAGCTGATCCTGACAATCATTCACTGAAACTAAATATACCATATATGGTTTTGAACACAGGCGAGGTAGCCGAGTTCGACCAGCGTTTGTCCATGTGAGGTTCATGAATGGCAGAACAAAGCGTACAGAACAATCTCAACTACACCAACCTCACTTTCCAGAACATCCGGGAAAAGATGGATGCAATAATCCGCTCCGATCCCCGTTTCTCGAAATTGGTTGAATCCGCCGTCTACAAGGTCCTGCTCGACAACTGGGCCTCGATGACCGACCTTACCAACTACTACATCGAACGGACTGCAGAAGAATCGTTCCTGGAATCCGCCCGACACCTGTCCTCCGTAATCATGGGGGCGAAGCAAATCGGTTATGTTCCCCGGCGTCCGATAGGTTCCAACGCCAACCTTCATTTCACCCTTTCCAACCCTTCCAATGCCCATACATTCGTTGCCGGGGAGAAACTTCGGATAAACGCAGGAAAGGACACCGTGACCTTCCAGGGTGACAACTTCGTCTTCTTCTCCAACTACACCTACACCATTACGGAAAACGACGCCCTGATTTTGAACGGTGGCGGGAAGATTGAAATCGCCGACGCTGTTCCTTCCGAAATCGAAGCTGATCCAGAATTCCAGAGCAAGACCGAAGAGGAAAAACTCAAATATCTCGTCCCCATAAAGATTGTGCAGGGTGACAGAAAGACCTTGACGTTCTATCCTGGCGTTTTGGCTGGACGGAAATTCCAATCCTACAAGGTGGACGATCCCAATTTCTCCAACTTCTACGGCTCCGAGGACAACTACGACCCGAAGCCCACCTGGAACATGGACACCGAGTGCGTGGAAATGGAAGGAAATCCGGCCATGTTCACCAGGGTTTTCATCGTGGACGACCAGAATGAAGTCGAATACCACGTGAATCGCCGTAGCTTGTATGTGGAAGACTGGACAAACGAGGCGATCGAGGTGGCCAAGAACAATGATCACACCCCGGAAAAACTCCCCGTCTGCCTCATCACCACAAACAGGGACACCACGGTCAGCATTGTCTTCGGGGATGACTCGCTGACGAAGACCGGCCCGACCTCCCTCCAATACGTCAAGCTGGAATATCTCTCGACCAATGGTTCCTCCTCCAACAAATACGGGGTAATCGGTTCCGTGGTCGAATTGAACTCGTCCTCCAACTTCGAAACCCAGGGCGCCGTAATCGACTTCCCCGGAGAAATCGAGGTTCGTCTCGACTCCAACCTCATCGGCGGTTCGGACTTCGAGGACATTGAATCCATAAGAGTGAACGCCCCGCAGGTATTCCAGTCCCTCGAACGACTGGTCACCAAGAAGGACTACGTCGCCTTCGCCAAGACCATTACGGACCCCGTGGAAGTGAGATACGCTTCGGCCTGGGGCGAGTCGGAGGAATGCAAGAGGACAAAGAAAGACGCCATCTACGGCCTTGTGAACTGCGCTCTGGTCACCGCCCTTGGTTCTCCCTACTACAAGGACGAAAACGGGAACTGGCAGGAAGTCGACCTGGACAATGAAGACGAAATGGCCAGAATGTTCATAGAAGGCGCTTCATGGGAAGACCTGAAGACCGTGACCTACTTCGACGTCTATCTGAAACAGAGTGCACTTGACTATGAAGAATACCTGGCCAACATATCGGACACTGACGTGGTTTCCAAGGATTCGGCCAAGAGGGTCAAGACCTTCACTGATCAGCTTGACAAGAAATCGCAGATAACGGTCACCAATCTCTACATTCCCCCGTCGGTTCACGAATTCAAGTTGGGTGGACAAATCACGGTGGCCAAATTCTGTGACAAGAATGATTTGGCGGTCAGGATGCAAAACGCCATATACCAGTGGCTGAACGCAAACCTGGACTTCAACAAGAAGCTGTATCTGTCTGACATTCAGGCGGTGGTTCAGTCGTTCCCCGAAGTCAAGAACTGCACGCTGAAGTTCATTCCAAAAGCCGATGAAATCCCGGCCGACCAGAGGGACATCACGCTCTACACCTACGACACTCCTCCATCGGACCCGGCATACACTGACATCGTAAATGGAATTGTTCAGGAATTTTGGAATGACTATGTGTCCAACAGCATGCAGGACTACAAGTGGTCAGTCAGTGATTCCTCCAATTTGTTCCTCTACACCAATGCTCAGCCACCGATCAGCTATTCTGCATATGAAGAGGAAAGATACCTTCGCAACGGTTTCTCGCAATATGAATATCTGAACGACTTCCTGACTCCTCTATGGAACAAGATAGTCGGTCTGGCCAATGGCATGCATGGTGACCCGGCCTGCAAGGAATATCGGAACAATCCGCAGAACTATCAGCATTTCATCAAGACCACTTGCGCATTGCTGGAAAGGTTGTTCTGCTTTTCCATGATCGACAAGGACGGAAACATAACCGACTTTTCCTTGGACAATGAGCTGGCTTACGTGAAATTCGATGACGGAATTTTGAGATACGAGGACTAACGAATGGCCGGAGTCAAGCATTTCTACGTAGGAGAATATGTCGAGGGGAGCACGCCGGGCGACCCTTCTGAATACTACAAGTTCATCATGGACGTTCAACGTGCGTTCAAGAACTACTTTGCAACGGAGCAGGAAGAGACTGACGCCGAGATAATGTTCGTCCAAAACTACACGGACTATGCGACCGGGTATGGCGAAGTCCCGTTGTTCATAGGAACCAAATCAGGGGGCGGTGCCAATGCTGGAATGCCCAGATACTGCCAGAACCTTGTCTACACTTCGTTGGCGTGGGAACGGCACAGAGGCACAATAACCTTCGCCCACAGGAGCTATTATGATTCCCCGTTGGTGATTTCTCCCGTCGATTTGGACCACGGTACAATAACAATCAGGGGCATTTCGTTCTATCGAAACCCACCGGACAGTGGAAATGCTGGCACCAACGTCTGCAACTATTTGTCGGCCTCCACTGAAACCACTGTCATTCCGATTGTGTTCGAGAACTGCCGATTCGGGAGCTGGGGTACATGTGGTGGCTCCTGCATGAACATGTCCACCCACAACAAGAAGGTCAGCACGTTCAACGGAGAGGCCCTGGTCATTTGCAAGGCATGTGTTTTCGACGGAACACAGAAGGCAACGGTTGGGATGTGTCTTAACATAACACCCCCGGCATACGTAGCCCCTCAACCTTTGTTCGTGGCATACAACTGCCTATTCAGGGGTGCCATGAACTCGCAAATTGGTGGTGTCATCACTGTTCAAAGCGCCAGCAACATGGAAGCGCACGACGCACTTCAATGTGGCATATACAACTCATACATCTGTTGCAATTTGTATGCGGGTATGTGGGATATGCCGAAGGTTCAATCCAACTGCGAATTCATCAACTGCGTCTTCGCCGACAAGCTGTATTATGACAACTATGGGATGAAGTTCAACCCGACTGGCACAAATGGCTATCGGTTTACCTATAACACTTCATACACAACGTCCACGCATCACCCGACGTTGAAGAACTGCTCAGTGATAGGCGGAAGTCTGGTGACGGGGAACCAGGCGTCATTGGTCAACGTGATAGATTGCCAGACGAATATCAACCCGAAGCCAATCTACACCGAAGAGGGAAACTATAAGACGGTCTTCGGGGTGCCCACAAATCCAAATAATGGCTATTGGCTGACTGGGGCGAACAACTGGAATGCAGGAAATACGAACAGGGTTATTTTCTGCAACCCGAGCACCTACCCTAATGACGAATACCACAAATTCGTCTATTTCGGAACTCCGATCAAGGGAGGGAAGCTGGACGACAAGGGGTCAATGGAAGTGTTTACAGATCCCAGGATTCTCGGCTATTTCGGAACTTCCTATCCAAATTTCCTGAACGAACCGAAAATCCACCGCGGCTACTCCAATGCACTGACAAACGAACACCCGACTGACCTCCTGCCCGACGAGTGGTATGACGAATATAAGAGGTTCCGTGGCTCTTCAGTGGATATCGGGATGGTGGAATACACGCCCTACTACATCACAATGTCGGTATCCCCAGAATATACTGGAGATGAAGAGGATTTCGGCACATTCAAATTCAACACCATTCAAGATGCAATTGACCATTACATTCAAACACATCAGGGAATCGACTATACTGGTTGCAAGATAGTGGTCGAACAGGACATGGAAGTTCCTCAAATCAAATTCAATGACGACAGGTTGATTTCCGCGGCCACTCAGATGTTTGTGATTTGTGGAAGACGCGCTGAACCTTATGTCGACAATCCTCAGATCAAACTCACTTGTTCCGGTGCCTCCATGTTCGAATTCGAATCCACCGGAGAAGGATCAATCCCGGATGGCCTTGAATTCCGTGACATTGAATTCATAGGTTCAGGTGCCTCGAGCGTGATCAAGGTCGGAGAGGATTCCACTGTCAAGCTGCTTTTCCAGAGATGCAAATTCACCGCTACAGGAAAGAACACGACACAGGCGTTCATCTCCGGGACTTTAAACGGTTCGTATCCTCAGAACGCCCCGTCAAGAATCATCGTGGACAACTGCGCGTTCGAAGGCAAGGCGGTCGATTTCAAGACGGATGGTTCAGGGAGCAACATCGCCTTCGTGAACACAACCTTCATGGGAAACAAGACAGGGAAGACAGCCGAGGTTTCCGTCACCAATTCCATTCAGCGTTTCATCAACTGTGGATTCTGGCGGTGCGAAAAACCCGTGGACGGAACATTCGAGATGATCAACACTTGGCTCTTCAACTGTCCTGAACAGGATTGGAAAGCGGCCAGCAAGTTGACCAATTGCGCGACTGACCTTTCCTCCTTTGGACAGGCCACTGCATCCAATTGCAAATACGAACTCAACCCGGATGAACAGTTTTATTCATACGGCAAATACGGGTTGCTTAAATTCTTTCCAAAGGAAGGATCAGACTTGACTACAGGAGCGACGACCGATGTCCTCAAGGACTTCTCCATCTACGTATATGCCGGGTTGGCTCCTGAACAATACGACCCAATCGGAACAGGGAGGCCTTTGAGATGAACATTTTCAGCATTGGCCCGTTTGAACAATTCGATGTACCCAGGAATCCGGATGACCCCTATGTCCCGATTGACCCACCCGATGATGATGGAAATCCTTTTGAATGGGTATATGACCACACGCAGAGGGACAAGCAGGGTGACCCGATCAAGATAGGTCCATGGAATGACAGATTGACCGACATCGTGAACTGGATTCCCGGTGCATTAAGGGACACTGAACTGACGGAATTCGTCTCTTTGTATCAGGACTTCTTAAACAAGGGAATGTACACCACTCCCTGCAAATGGGACGAATCGGAACTCGCCACCTCGATGCTCAAGAAAATCGAGAGGATTTTGGACTTCCGGGATCCTTCCGAAATAGATGAGAATTTGATACAGAACTATGCAGACCTTCTTGGCTTCTCTGCGTCCGACATGAAGAAAATCAGCGAGATGAACAAGGGCGAAGAAGGGGATGAATCACTGGATGACGTCTACAACAGATGCAGAGAACTCATCCGTTCCATTCCTTTCCTGGAAGCCAACAAGACGACTGAAATCGCCATGATGCTCTTGATCGGCATACTCGGAAAAACCTTTGAATTCAAGGTCATGTATCTCGGGAAAGGAAGGACAGGGCAAGACTATGACAACTGCTATTGGGAGGACAAAGGAAACCCGACTCCTCACTTCGGCCTGGAACTCCCTCTGGGCAAAAGTTTGGACGATGCTACTGCAAAAGTGGTCAACCAGATAATCGAATCCATTCGGCCTATCAACACTGTCTATGAAGGAATAACTCAGTCAGAAACAATCGACGTGACATTGGGTTCGAACACCAAGGACGAGGAAGGGTGGAAGAACGCTGACACCATGAAGATCAGCTCGACCATATACAACAACCAGTTTATGGATGTCACTGAAGGGACCATCTATGTCAATCCGAATCCTCAGGTATCAAACAGAAATTCGACAGAGGAACCTATATTGACCAAGGCAGCAAACAGAAAAGTTGAGAAATTGGACACTGATATGCTTTTGGATAAAGAGGAAGAGTAGTAAATTAATGGATAAATGGTCCCTGACTGCATAGGATGACTTCTGAGCCACTTTCGGGTGAGGTAAGTAAAAGATACTAGACATAGGTAAAACTGGCTCAGAACGCACCAGAAACAGTGAGGGAGAAGGTAGGTAAGATATGGCAACTTGTGGATGTTCAGGCGTAGGTTCAGGGGATTGGATATTCACTGAAATTTGTTCAATCCAAGAATTAGCTGCCTATTGCAAAAGAAAATTGGGTGCGGGCGTTTTATGCGTCCAGCTCACTGATCAGCACCTTCTGGACTGCTGCTGTCAGGCAATCCGAATGGCCTACCGCTATCTCTACGGCGAAGCGACCAAGCGCGACTACCTCATCATGAAACTTCTGCATGGACAGACTCATTATCGGGCTGCACACAAGGACAAGGATGGGAACGAGGTCGAAGGCAACGTCTATACCCTGATTTGGAATGACATCGAAAAGAAATTGGAAGAACAACCAATCGACCCGGAAGAATGGTGCAAATATACCTATGCCTGGGACTTTTCGATCATGAACCTGTTCGGCGGGATCAACACCCTTCACTCGGCCGAAAACCTGCTGTTGTCTGACTGGGCAAGGAATCTGACGAAGAATGGCGGTGGCCTGGTTTCCTATGATGCTGCAATGACTTGGCTGAAGCAGGTGGACAATCAGTTTGGCGCACATTTCCAGGCGTCAATGCATGAACCTTCTCATACTTTGACCGTTCTGCCTATGCCGAAATATGACACTTGGGCGCTGTTGCAGATATGGAAGAAAGCGGAAGTGCACGAAATTTTGAACAACCCCTTGGTCATGGACTTGGCCCAGGGATATTGCTTCATGCAACTAGGTGTGATTTTGAACAAGTATACAGTGACTCTTGCCGGTGGCGGGTCATTGAACGGGTCGGATTTCTACAGCCAGGGCAAGGAACTGGTGGATTCGACCATGGAACGGTTGAGGGGAGAAGCCGATCCTCCGCTGTTCTTCATAGGCTAAATTGAACAAACAACCAAAAGGAAATTTCAAATGATCAGACGCAGAAGACTTTACGAAGAAGACGACTATGTTAGAGGTAAAGAGTGGACCCATGCTAATTTGAACTATAAAAGCGGTTATCATGATGCGCTGAAATTCGTTGTCAATGTCGCTGAAGATTACGATGATATTGATGGATTTCGTGTATGGATAAATCATGCTATTACAAAAGCTAAAAAAGAACTGAGTGAAGCGGGTGAATCATGGGCAAAGATCAGAGGCCTTAACCAAGAGAAAACAGGAGTATAGAATGATCAGACACAGAAGAATGATGGAATCTAGAATAAGCGATAAGGCACAAGAAATAATAAATGCCAAGAAGAAACGTCAGGATAGGCGTTCCTCCAAAATGTCATACGAAGAGACTCAAGAGGCCGAAAACAAACGTCGCATTGAGCGGATATTCATGATAAAGGTCAAGAAGCTGTACGGTCTTCTTCCTGAGATATTGAAAGATGTGGAAACTGTTTATCAGGTAACAGGAAAGGCCATAGATGAGGAAGCTGGTGACGAGACTTTTCCTGATATGTTTTTCGGTATCTCAGACAATGAGCCTTATGTTGAGGTTGAAGCCGACTTGGTAGCTAGGGTTTCCGGGGAAACAGGAAGAAAGCATTTGATTTTGCAAAGTAAATATGACGGTTATTCTCTAAATATCGATATAAACGGTGGCAGAGTAATTTACTCTTATATTCTTAAATTCGCCAGGAGCCTAGAGGATGTTGATGAAAGCGAGAGCGACAAGGACGCCATAGAACATCTTTTCAAACAAATCTCTCGGTGTATTGAAATTGTAGAAGATGATGCTGATGAAGTGAGCAAGAAGCTGGAAGGAATCCTTGACGAATACGACCGTAAGGAAATTCGTGGAATGAAGGAATCCTACAGACGTCGTGGTCACATGCTTCGTGAAGGACTTCTCAGTCAAGCCAAAGAAGAAGCCGAAAAGAGAAAGAGCAATGGAAAAATCATTCAGGAAAGGGCAAAGGAATTCCTGAAAGTTTTGAAAGAACTCTATCTGCACGCCGGTTATCATTTTGATTGGGATGAAGCCGAATGGACATCAGACAATGATCTCAAAATTCCATACGACATCAATGACGAAAAGACCGAAAAATTGGTCAATGAACTTTGCAGATATGGATGGATTTCCAAATGGAACAAATACAAGATTTGGGTCAAAGCAAAAGAATTTGCGGATGATGACCGTTTTGAAACCCTAATGGGTTGGTTGTCCTAATGAAGGTTATTGATCAAAAGGAGTTATGAACATGGATTCATTTTGGAGCACAGAAGCATATTTATATCGCGAAGAAGATGATTTCTATTGCTTCAATTGTCTGGGTGATGAAGCGTCACTTGACATATTCATCGACAAGGAAACATTGGATTCCAGTTATGCCTTGATCATTGGTGATGAATATGCTATCGGGGACAAAGACAATCATGTTTCCGAAGACGTGATTCTGACCAAAGGAAATGAATTACTGGAAAGCGTGATCGGGGAATATGCAACACTGACCAAAGATCAACTCATGGAGATGACATACAATGCATCAACCCAGGTCACTTCGGAATACAATGACCTAGGAACCGATACCAGAACAGGGCTTCCTTGGGGTCAAACCGAAGACATGAATGAATCCACTGAACCGGAAAAACTCGACGAAAGACTGGAAATAGATGACAATTTCAGAGTCATGTGGGGTGGACATTTGACCAACATCGCTGACACTCTGTATGCAATCTACAAGGGTGGAGACAACTTCAACAGACAAGAATTTCAAGACGGAATGGTAAGAAGCAGAAGTCTGAACAATGCCATGATGTATTTGAACATCTTTTCTGCTCTGCAACGCAAAGGTTGGCTGACAAAGGAACGTCAGGGTCGTCATTTCAAGTATCATCTTACACCCGAAGGAATGAAACAGGTTGATCGTGTTCTCGCCGCTTTGGGTGAAAAGAGAAATGACATCAAAACAGCAAAGCCAGAAACAAAGCCGGAAAGCAAACCCGAAACAAAACCAGTGTCCAACAAGATTTCCGTGATGCCTTTTGAACAGTGTTTCTTCGCCTCAATGGTTTTGGATGCCGAAGATTACAGTGGACCACGTGAATGCTCCTGGATCAGTCCCAGTAATTTGCGTGAAGTGCTTGAAACATATACAGATGAAGATGACAATCCTTTGAATGTAAATGAACTCAAGCGGCTATATGAAGAATATAAGGCAAAAATCCTCAATGGTGAATCCAAAAGCAATGCAAAACTTCATAAGGTTGGTTATGACTATGGGGAAATTTCCAGCAGATGCATTCCAGACATCACCGAATATGGAAAATCTTGGCCCGAATATGACAGACGGCAGGCACGTGTTCAGCTAGAAACCACACTTTGGATGCTTGTTACAACTTCCAGAGACGATTGGAAATTCAATGACAATGAATGGGATAGTTGCCCTGTCAAGAAAAAGTAAGGAGAATAATGAACATGAAGGAAAGTGTATTTGACAAAGGCATGCCAGAACACGATTATGTTTGGACAATCTTTGACTATGATACTGGTGATTCAGAATACGAAGCGGACACCAGTTTCGAAACAGTTGAAGAAGCCAAAGCCGATGGTTTGGATTTCCTGAAAGGACTGACTGATGGACACTATGTGCTCAAGGTCTGGAATTTCTATGAAGATGAAGGCCCATTGGAAGATGGTGGTGTCCTTTGGATTGAAAGTGACCATGGCGAAATAAAAGATGACATGGACGAATCTGTCGAAAGCCACGGTCAGATGCTTAATGAAGATGAATATCTCAGCAATCCTTTCAAGGTCGGGGACATTCTTGCAGGTTCATACAACTACCGTGTCATAATTCCTCACTTCACCCAGGTCATTGCAGTCACACCGAAATCAGTGAAGTGCAGAGATTTGGTCGGTCAGGGAATGTCCGGCATGTTCGGTAACACCGCATACGCCGAAAAGGACGTATTCGACACCAGAGAACCGATTTGGACCGCTCGTGTCAAATACTACCGTGATGGTGATAGTCCACATGTCTATCATGGACAGGTCTCGTACAGTCTATGGGACGGCAAGCCCATGCAATACGATTATATGGATTAGCTGACAAAGAATGAACATAAGAAGAGGCCCCACGAAAATGGGGCCTATTTTAATCAATAAATCAGAAGCATGTTTTTAATGATATTTGTCTTCCTTCAACATTTTTCCACGATAACGACGAGATTCCTTCATGTTCCTATGCATTTTGGCGAGTTTCTGTTTCTGTTCAGTCGAAAGAAGTTTCCAATAATTGTTTGGATTGGTGTAGCTCTTGACAGTTTTGTACAATTTGTCGACAAGGTTTTTGTATTCATTCAAAAGGTAAATAGTTGGAACAGTAACAGCTTCAATAGTCGGAGTATCAAAATACTCTTCACGACAATCTTCATAGCAACAAACCAAAAAGTTATACAATTTATCTGGACTGCTAATACAATTTGAGTATTCCAAAGAAGTATCACCACCGGTTCTTGACCAATAAATAGTCAGTGGATAGTGTACATTAGGGTCATATTCTACATACCACCACAGGTCTGATGGACCAATTACTATAAATCCTTCATGAGTTATTCTGCAAATTTTGTATTCTTTCTCTGGTTTACTCAATTCTTCAATTAAATCATATTCATCCTGAGGATCTTTTTCAAAATTATCAAGACCATTGCACTTTATTGTCTTTTTATGTTCATCATAAAGTTCTTCCCAAATTTTATGAATTTTCCTACATTTGTCTTCAATGTAATCTGTAATTTCAGAACATTCCCAAGCTGCATCATGCAACTTCCGTTCTTCCTCTTCAGTGAATTCATATTCATCACGCATATTCGAATCCTTTTGGTTGTTTATTCAATTTAGTCCCGTCTCTAAATTGGTCAAGAGAGGTGCAATGTCATGAAAAGATCTGGTTGGCCATATTTCTACAGCTCCAGCATACGCAGATTGTTGGTTGCCTTTATGACCACTTTCTCTGACATCAAGGTTCGTAGATATGATGACTCTGGTCTGAAGACACCAGAGCATTACAAGGAAATCCTGGTTCCTATCAAGTTCGGTCCTATGTCAAAGTATTTCCAGAGACGGACTGAAGACGCATCAGGGCAAAGGTATTACATTCAGCTCCCTGCAATGGCCGTCACATTCTCGTCGTTCTCCTTTGACAATGCACGTTCCACTGCCTCAAGACAAAGACGATTCCTTCTTGACCCTGACAAATACACCGTTCCTGCTGAATTCCTGACCGACATGATGCCTTCCCCCTGGGACATCAACTTCACTTTGGCCATAAAGACGGAATCATTCCAGGACTTCTGCCAGATAATCGAGCAAATCGTTCCCTGGTTCAACCCGGCAATCCACATCAAGGTCAAGGAATTCGAGACTGTCAACTTGGAAAGGGACATTGAAGTGATCTTGAACGGGATGAGCACTGACATCACGGAAGAAGTTGAGGAAGACGGCAAGCGATATGTTTCCGGAACCTTGGACTTTGTCGCCAAGGCCTGGATGTACAAGCCAATCTCAATGGCCGACAACATGATCAAGGTCATCCATACCCACTACGGTTTTGACCCCGAATTCAATCTCGACGGGGAGAATTTCGTGACCAAGGGAATGAAGCTGGAAGAGGCAATGGACAAGAAGGAATATCCCATGAAACCTGCGAGAACACGTGGGGAAGTGGACAAGATGGATGTGGAAAATGCACCTGAAGACTTGCCGGACATGGGATACATCAATGACAAAACCACCGACGGAAGGCCGAATCACGTGCCTTACAATGTCGAAGTGAAGCCGGATGAAGCGGAAATGGAATTCAATGCAGAGGATGCAGAAGGAGAAACGAATGGCTGATGTTGAAATCTATGTATGTGCATCCGATAAAAATCTCAAGGACATAACCAGATTGAAATTGCCTTCAAACAGAAAAGTCATTACAACAGAAAAATCTGGATTTAAAGACAATATTGACAATTTGAATCCTTGGTATTGTGAAGCATCTGCTCTGTATTCTTTGTGGAAAAATTCAACTGCTGACATAATCGGTTTGGAACATTATCGCAGATTCTTTGTATCAAATGGCAAAATATTGAATGAAGAACAGATAAAGTCAAAGCTGAAAGAAAATGACATTATTGCCTGTGAAATGAAACTCAAATCTCCTACGATAGATGCTGGTTTCAGAAAAGGATTTGTTGGATTCCCGTGGACAAAAGAAAAAAGATGTAAAATTCATTGGATGTTGACAGACTTTTTGAATCATCTTTCCGCCACTGAAAAGTATGCAGAGATGTCAAAATTCATGCAAAATGAATTGAATCATAGCAGTGCATTCTTCAAGGGAAACATGTTCATTGCCAAAAGGTCTGTAGTTGAACCTTGGTTTGAAATGATGTTCACTGAGTTGGAATCCTATCTGAAGTCAAAAAATATAAAATTGGATGAATCGAACCTTAGGTCAATTGGTTGGTTGTTCGAATATCTGTTTTTGCCGTGGTGTCATTATATGAAATTGAAGATTGCACCATGTAATATCCGTGAATATGATAAATGTCTGAAAAGAATTGATACTGACATTCATGCTATTGTTCATAAAAAGATTGTAATAAAGGCAAAGAAAAGAACTACAAGTAAAATTCAAGATGATTGGGAGGACTAGATGAGATTCGGAAGGGAAGTAAAGGAAAATCCTAGGACATTTCAAGAAAAGCTGATCTGGCTGCAATTCTATGACAAAATGAATTGGCTGAAGCCTATATGTTCCGACAAAATAAAAGTCAGGGAATATGTGAAGGAAAAGATAGGATCAGACATCTGCGTTCCTCTTCTCAAGGTTTATGATTCTCCCGATGACATCAAGCTGGAAGAATTGCCCAATCATTTCATTCTGAAGACAAATCACGGAAGTGGTCAATTCATCAGATGCAGAGACAAATCAAAGTTCAATCTTCAGGAAGCGAAATCCAAACTAAAAACCTGGTTGTCTCGTCCTTATGGTGTCTCCACTTGTGAACCTCATTATTTCTACATAGACAGAAAATGCTATGCCGAGGCACTTCTGGAAAACACCAATGGAAACAACGTGGATGACTACAAGCTATACTGTTTCAATGGAAAGCCAAAGATGGTTCAGATGGAATGCGACAAGGGAACACCCAATGCTCGTTTCCAATATTATGACATGAATTTGAAGTTCATGAACATTTGCAGGACTGATCATAAGAGTCGGAAGGACCTTGTCAAAAAGGATATTCTGCCGAAGCACTTGGACATTATGAAGGAATATGCAGAAAAGTTGGCCGCACCTTTCAAATTCGTTCGGGTTGACTTTTATGAAGTGAACGGAAAGGTGTATTTTGGCGAAATGACATTTGTCCCAGGTGCAGCTAATTTTTCATTTACGAATCCTAATGTATCATTGGAATTGGGGAAGTGGCTCAATATATGAAGTATTCAATCCTTACATACAATTTCGGTGGCTATGACAATCCAAGGAAACCACAGGAAGTTTCCAAGGAAGCTGAATATGTTTTCGTGACAGATTCCAAGGGTTCAGTTGCTCCTTTTGTCAGGAAATCATTGAACATCAAGGGAACGCCATTGGCCAAGTGTCAATATGTGAAGCATCATCCTTTCGAGTTCGTGTCATCTGATTGGGTCATAGTCATGGACTCGAGCATTGAAATTCAGCAGGACTTGACCCCTTTGGTCGAATATTGTCAAGAAAAGGGAATTGAAGCAATGTTCATTTCCTCTCCATACGCCACTACATGGAAAACTGAAATCAAACCGAATCCAGTCTGGCAGAAAAGGAATCCCAATCTCAAGAAGGAAATCGATTGGCTTTGGAAGACATTCCCAGATGACAGATTAAACATAGAAGGGATGTTCTACATATTGCACAAAACTGATTTGGTGAACAGCATATTCTCATCTATTGTAGCTCACTGTAATGACTTGAAGAAACATGGCAGTGATCCGCGTCCTTGTCAGGTGATCTATTCCGGGACAGTGGCCAATGAATTTGCAGAAGAAATCAAATCCGGCAAAATCTCCTTTATGTCCTCATATCAGATTCGTGGTGCAGGTACAATGATGTGCATCTACCAACATGGGTCAAATAGGAAGTTTTCTGTTCTGAAATGTAGAGACGGAGTGAACATCATAGGTCTTGACTACAAACCACTTACTTTTAAGTGGCTGGATAGAGTTAAACCTTCAAAACCGGAAGTTCAAAAGAAACATATTTCAGGATTTGAGGAGTGGGATGAATGATCAGAATAATGTCATTAGGCAGTAATTGTGCAGACCTTTCATATCTTGGTGATTTTCGGGTTCCTGGTCCTGTTGACAATTGGGTGGCCAATCATGGATTTGAAGATGCATTGCATCTTTTCACTGATTTCAAACAACAGATAGAAAGTGGATGGTTGGAAGCAAAACCAAGAATAAAAGCATTTGCTGAAGACAGTGACATAAATTTCAGATATGAGTCTTATTCATGCATTCATCTTGACATGAGAAATCCTGATATTGTCAAGAAGGTTTTCAAACGTTATGAAACAATGATTGAATTTGCAGAAAAGGTGAAGGCCGACCCGGAATGCTATTTTTCGTATACCTTGGGGTGTCATGATATTTGCAAAGAGAAAGGATTGTTCGTATTAAAAAAAGAAACTGTAAATGCAATCAAAGAATTTGGCAAGACATTTCCATTGAACAAACTCATTCTGGTCGGGACGACAAAGGTCAAAGTGAAGGGTGGATATTTCAATGGTTATATTGAAAAGAAACCAGAATTTGCCAATTATGTTTTCATACCGGATATATCAGTGTCTGCAAGAAAGTTGACCAAGAAAGAAAATTCAGAATGCATGCGAAAAAACATGGATCATATAAATGATCCGGGTGGAATACCTTTTAAGAAACCTTCAGATTTCATTGAGCATAAAAAGGTAATAGTCAAAAAACCTGTACATAAAAGGACTGTAAAATACGATGATTGGGACGACTAAACTCGAAATCACTGTCTGCACACCACTTGACAGAATAGACACCATCAAGCAAAAGGGCATGCCTCCTAATCGTGTCCTCTATGTTCCAGGAATCACTGACTCAAAAGGTGGCATTCCTGACCTCAATCCCTGGTATTGCGAAGCCACTGCCCTCTATTGGATGTGGAAGAAATCGAAGGCAAAGATTGTAGGCCTTGAACATTATCGCAGATTCTTCGTGGACAATCAAAACAAATTCCTGACCGAGACTAAAATCCAGGACCTTCTCAAGGTTCATGATGTCATAGTCGCGGAACATAGATACCTAGGCAAACCCGAAACCTGGCCGATTGTCGCCCAGTCCATTGTCACTGGTTGGGAAGGCAGAAAATTTCAGGCATACAAGATGATATATGGCTTCATTCTTCATCTGGCCAGGAATCCGAAGACCTATGACTTCGCCAGATTCGTCCTCAATGACCTATACGATGAGCAGACTCTGTACAAATGCAATATGTTCATAGCCAAGAAAAAGCTGTTGAACGAGTGGTGCGAGTTCATGTTCCCTGCACTTGATGAATGGTTCAAGACCGACGGGATGGTCCTTGATCAAACTAACATGAGATTGGTCGGATATGTATTTGAACATATCTTTGGTTCTTGGCTCAAATGGAAGGAATACAAGATATATGTCAGTCCCTATCTGGTGTTCGACAAGGAATTGAAGGAAGTCGACCCATTACAGATGGGAGTGGACGGGTTGAAGTATCTGCAGCCGACAAGCAAGGTCAGATACTTGTGAGCTAAATTGAATAAACATTAAGGAGTGTATTATGAGAAAGAAATATGAACTAACAGATGAAACAATGGAATGGAAAGGACATACCTTGCATCGGATTCGTGCTCTCAAGAATTTCAAATACACCGAAGAAGGTAATCTTGGTGGTTGGGTTGAATCAGAAGACAACTTGAGTCAAGAAGGCAATTGTTGGATATATAGCCATGCCAAGGTATATGACAATGCGGTAGTAATGGACAATGCTGATGTATCTGGTGATGCTCAAGTATATGGTAATGCAGTCATAAAAAAAGAAGCGAAAGTAAGTTATAATGCCAAGGTATATGGTAATGCCACGATTGAAGGAGATTCCTTAGTATTTGGAAATGCAACCATTTGCGACAATGCCAAATTACTGTGGCATGCTGAAGTGACAGATCATGCCATTATAGCCGATAATGCCAAGGTATCTGGTAATGCCAAGGTATATGACGATGCTGTAGTAAATGGATATGCCGAGATACACGACAGTGCCGAAGTATATGGTAATGCTCATGTATCTGAAAAAGCATGGGTATATGGTGAAGCAAGAGTATATGATGATGCTCATATATACGGAAGTGCTCAGGTTTATGGAATTTCCAAAGTATATGAAGAAGCACAGGTATATGAAAATGCAAAGGTGTCAGGTGATATTTGGATCAATGGCAAAGCCGATGTTCACGGTGATGTTATTCTTGGGCCTGCTGTTGGTCAGTTAGATATTTGTGGAACTGCAAATATTGAATCGAATGATGATGTCAATATTCCCAGAGGTAGAAAAACAATTCATTAGGATTTTGAAATAGGAGCATATATGAAGCAACCAATAATGGTCAATGAATTCGATGAAGATTTGTTCGATTCCTTTTATGAAGGCAGTGCATTGACTTTCCTTGGAATGGTCCCGGAGGAAGCCCAGAATTATCTTGACTATTTCAAGGACTATACCGACGTCGATGACAATGTCCAGTGCTACATCGTCAGCGGAAGTGCAATGAATGACGGGTATGGCCTGCGGGGATCAAACAGATATCCGGATGACCTTCATATCTTCATTGTCCCCCTGGAAGCGTTCGGTGATGTAGGCAAGATCGCCATTCCTCGGTTCCAAATCGGTGGCCGTTGGTTTGATGACGTAGTCGACAACAATGCTCGGAAAAACATGGAGGAATCCTGTCATTGTCGTGGTCATCAACTCAATGAACGATGGAGTTCAGACGAAGATACGGTTTATTCATGTCTTCATTATTGTAATAAATATGAAAAGCCAATATGGTTTGCAGAATTGAATGACGATGAGTATTATTTTGACCTGTATTTAAACATAGGCCGTTTGCTTGGAGAAGCCAAACCGCTCATTCCTTCCAATCTGTTGAAAATATGGGAAGCATTAGCAGATTATGAATTCGAAGACGAAGATGCAGATACCATAGATTTTGCATACAATTATGTTAAGACTGGAGATAATGGACACTATGGCAATGACCCCGATGCAGAAGGTTATGCTTATGCAAAGTTGAACATAGATGGAAATATCAATATAGAGGATTACATTATTCCGGTGATTGAAGGCGCTTTGGGCATAGTGAATGATCCTAGCAATGGCTTTATTGACAAAGATGCTAGTTTAAGTGAAGATGAACTTCTGTCTGCAGAAAATATCTTCATCGATGCACTTGTCAAAACATATAATTCAAATGGATATGACAAAGAATTGAACGATTTGGATGGAAAAGAATTCGAGGAAAATTTTTAAGGTAGTCAAAAGATGATAAATACAAACCCTGCCCCTCAAAAGGCAGGGTTTTCTTTTGACCCTTCATCCAAATTTTTATTATATTATACTCAGGAAAACCACTCGGAGGTTCCATGACTCTATTTCTTGACTGGTCAAACTACATGTATCGGTGCCTGTTCGTCTCCCGAAATCAGGATCCTTTTGACGATGAGTTCAAACTTTGGCGCCATATCATTTTCCGCTGCCTCATGGATGAAATCAAGTCATTCAATCCCGACGAGGTGGTGATCGCGGGGGACGGCAGAAATCCTTGGAGAAAGGCGATTTATGCAGATTACAAGGCCGGCCGAAACAAGGGAAGGGAGGAATCCCCAGTTGATTTCGACAAATTCTTTCAGGTTGCAGAAGAGTTCTGGCTTGAATTGAAGGAATCTTTCCCCAACATCAAGTGGCTCAAAAAGGAAAGAATCGAAGCCGACGACATCGTGGGGGTTCTGGTGAAGAATCTGCATAAAGATTGCATGGCCATTACCACGGACAAGGACTACATTCAGCTCCTCAAATACCCGGGCTTCAGACTGTTCAACCCGATCAAACGGGAAGATGTGAAATCCTTGAATCCCAAAATGGATTTGGATGTCAAGTGCATCTGCGGAGACGGGTCGGACAACATCTCCGGAATCAAGCGCGGAATCGGTCCTAAACGTGCGGAGAAGTTGCTGACCGAAGGAAAGCTGGACGAATTTCTGAACAAGGACGAAGAAGCGAAAAATTCCTATGTTCGCAATCGTCAGCTGATCGACATGGACAACATTCCTCAGGACATTCAGCTGGAAATCCTGAACGAATACAAGTCCTATCCAGTTCAGCGGTTCGACACGGAAAGGTTCAAGAAGTTCATTATGAAGAACAGCCCAAGCATGATCCTTGAAACATCCTCCCTCGCAGCCAGTCTTTCCAAGGTCGGCAGTGTTCCGATATCCAATATAGACAGTTTCATCCAGTAGGCTCCCTGGCTGTCTAGGAGCCACTCAGGGGCCATTTCTGATGAGGTAGCTATAACTTACTAGCTCTCGAACAAATGAATCCTAGACCATCCTGGAAGCTGTAGGAGAGTTGTAGATGATAGCAGAGCCATTTGAGCAACAATTGTTTGTAAAAATCATTTCAAAGAAATTGGAAGAGTTCGGAATATCGCTTGTTAGTTGTCGCTATGAGTATGACTCGATTACTTCTACTCCTGTGAAGTTTAATAATTTCATATATTTTATAGATTTTAGTGATGAAGATGAATTAAAGGTAGTGCACATCACCTACCCCAATTTTCCAGTTCCTATGCAAATTTCGTCTTTTAAGGAAAAATCAATGAAAGAAATAATCGAAAAGGTGACTAGATTCTTTGTAGAACATAAAGACGATTCCAGGTTGATCTGATGAGTTTCCAAACTTCACTGCTAATCAACATTCTGCAAAAGAAATTGGCAGAACATGGTTGGGAAATCGACATCAGTTTTGATTCAGTGGTTCCCGGTTGCACATTCTTTTATGTCTGGACAAAAGATGATAAAATAATGTTCCGGATTCATGTGGAATTCAATGGAGATATCGGCCACGTGTTCATCAGAAAAATATGGAAGGACGGTGTATCTCATAAAATTCCTGACATCTGGTCCAAAGAGGAAAGCGAGCTGATCAACAAGACAATCGAAGCGATGGAAAACGAAAAACATCTCAAGACAAGGGTGAAGAAGAAGGATGTCTTGAATAGGATAAAGGGGAAATGATAGCTGCACAGGCATTCTTCACTCGCAGCAATGGTGGTGTTCGTGGGGACATGACACAGGACTTTTGGTTTCATGTCGGATTCAAGGACACTGACATAAAGATGATACAATATGCTAAGGACAATCCTGATGACGTGGACTTTGTCCTTTCTGGTCGGTCTCCTTTCCTTGACGATTTCATAGCCAGGGACATGATGGAATATCTTGACAAACGACCTGGCTGCAAACTCATCTTGATCGAAGGTGGTCGTTTCCCTGAATATCATTTTCCTGAGTCTGGACCTTGTCGTGAAATTCTGTCCCGAGTCAAGTTGTTTCTGCACAACTCCGAATTTCTGTCAGAAGATTGGGACGTAATTTCTCATACAGTGAAATCGAGTCAGATAAAGATGACAAATCTCAATGTATTCACTCCGAGTTTCCCTGACATCATTCCATTGGAAGAACGCTTGCCTAATGTGTTCATGTTCGGAGCGGTTTCGGAATACAAGGGAACATTGGACTTTTGGCACAACTTTGATTCCTACAAGAATGACAAATATGCCTTTGGTTCCGCAGGTTCAGTTGGTCCTCATGTCATGATGCAGAACAAGATTGAATATGTCAAGGCGCAGATGAATCAGCCACTGAACAAAAACATATTCAATTTCGTCGGTGCATACGAGAAGGGATGCAAATGGATTGAATGGTTCCTTCCTCATACTCGGTTCGCATTGTTCGGTTGGAAGCCAAGGCCTTGTATGATCGAGGCACCTGAGTATTCCTTTCTTGAATGCATTGACAGAGGAGTTCCGGTTGTGGTCAGGAAGGACTGGTTGGACTCGATCAAGGTATTCGGGCGGAAACCTGACATTCAGAATTCGGGAATCATCACCTTTGAAGATTGGTCAGAGTTGAAGGACTTGGACAAATACGAGCCAGACTACACTGACATCATTCAAAAACAGCGAGACTTCCTTTCCAAATGGTGGGGAAAATCCGTAGCGGAAAACTTGGAAAAACTGTTCAGCGAGGCATAGAATAGTTATATTTGGCCTATAAGGAGAAAATCATAGATGAGTGCTTCTGACATCTGGGTTGAAAAGTATCGCCCGTCTCACGTGAAGAATGTCGTCATGCCTGAACAATATCACAAGTTCTTTCAGGACATGGTGGACGAAGGTACATGCAAGAACGTGTTGCTTTACAGTTCCACCCCTGGTTCCGGGAAGACTTCTTTGGCCAAGGCGATTGTGAATGACCTCAAAGCCGACTGCAAATACATAAACATTTCGGCTCAACGAGGCATCGATGTCCTAAGAGATGAAATCACCACCTTTGCGACCACCCAGTCATTTGTGGCCGATGGAAAGAAAATCATCATCTGTGATGAGTTCGATGGAGCTACGGTCGCACTGCAGCAGGCACTTCGTGCAGCCATTGAAACCTACGAGAAGAATTGCAGATTCATTCTCACCTGCAATTACGTGGAAAAGATCATCCCGGCTCTGCGTGAAGGTCGACTGCAGATGTTCGACTTCAATTTCCAGGACGAGAAGTTCAGGAAGGAATTGCGGCCGAAGATGATCGAACGTGTTTCCGGAATCCTCAAGCACGAGAATGTCGAATTCGAGCAAGAGGCAGTGAACGAGATAGTGGACAAAAACTATCCCTCGCTCAGAAAGATGTTGTCCATGGTTTCCAAGGTAGCCAGCATGTACGGGAAGGTTACCCTGGAGAACATATCCACATCCGAGACACTTCGACAGCAGTTGTACAAGTTGATCGAAGACAAGGATTTGACGGGCGCGCGGAAGTTCGTCATAAACAACTCCTTGGACGTCGGCGAGCTGTATTCCCAGATGTGGCGGGAATGGGTGAACGACATGGACATTCAAGTTCAGGCGGTGTTGATCCCGAAGCTGGCTACCTATCAGTATCAGCACAACTTCGTCTTGGACCCTGAGTTGAATTTCACCGCTTGCATCCTGGAAATCATCAGTGCACTCTGCGAGGTCAACGACAAGCAATGACCAGTTATGAGGTCTTCAAGATAATTCTCAACTTCAGAGCCAAGCACTGTGGTTGTGGAATCAGACTTCCTATTTGCGACAAGTGGGAAAGGGAAAACAGAAACCCGAAGTCGAGCATAATCTTCATCTGCAATCAATTGTCAAACTTGTCTCAAACCAAGGAAGACATTGAATTTTTCGTGGGTTTGGCTCATGTGAAGTTCGGTGATCCTTGGGAAAATATGAAAAAATTTCTTGAAAAAAACACTCCACTCTCCCTCAAGAAAGAGCTATATTTAAGAACAGAACAGGACAACAAGTCCTTGGACAAACTTCTGAAAACCTCCAATATGTCCCTGTATGACCTCTTCAAATCTCCTCCGGGTGGAAACTCGATAGCGACCGCCCTGCTGAGGAATTTGTTGATAAACCCGTGGTGCTACGTCAATCACCTCAACGTAGTGGACGGACTCAAACTCAAAAAGGATGAGGTGAAAACATTGCGCATAGTAAAGGAGATAACACATGCCAAGAAACAACATTGATTTTTCGTCCCTCAAAGCCCAGATTGACCAGATGTCGCATCGTGGTCCGAAGCGTCAGCCGTCAGACCCTCGCTTCTACGATCTCACTTTCCCTGAAGGCGAGACTCGTGCCACCGCGATCATCCGTTTCCTTCCTTCCAAGATTGGCGATCCTAACTGCTTCGTCAACGTGAAGTCGCACTGGTTCAAGTATTCGACCCCGGAAGGAACCCGCAACTTCTATGAACCCTGCCCTCGCACCATCGGTCATAAGTGCCCCATTTGTGACTACGCCTTCGCCCACAAGGACGACAAGGGGAAGATGGCCGGCGACGCCTTCATCACCAACATCATGGTGATCAAGGATCCCAACAAGCCCGAGAATGAAGGCAAGGTTTTCCTGTTCCGTTTCAAGAGGGACGTCTGGAAGAAGATTCAGCAGGTGATTTCTCCTGAAGACGGCATTGATGAACCCGCGAACATCTTTGACTTGGAAAGCGCTCCCAACCTCAAGTTGGTTTGCACCAAGCGTTCCGTTCCTGGTTTCGTCCGCCCTGTCGCTCGCTACGATGAATCCGCTTGGACTTCTCCCACCCCGATCATCATCAAGGGCGAGAAGATGTCCGAGGAGTTCTTGGACAGCATCAACGACAAGGTCTATTCCCTGGAAGAATTCATCGCTCCTGACAAGTTCAAGAGCTATGAAGAATTGCAGGGCAAGTTCGACCTCGCCGTGAACACCCTCTCGGAAGTTCCCAATGAAGCCGAAGCGCCTTCTGCAGAAATTCCGGAATCCTCCCCCAAGACTGACTCCAACAAGTTCGTGAAGGGTCAGGACACCGTCGGGGAAGATTTCTTTGACAACCTTTAGTGTGTAAATCCTCTCACACCGTCGGGGGCTCCTAACTGAGCCCCCTTTTCTTTTGTCTCCATTATTCAAAAGAAAGGCTCCCTGACTGCACAGGAAAGTCAAGGAGCCACTTTCTGATGATGCTAGTATAAACTACTAGGCCTATGTACAAATGGCCTAGGACTCATCCTGGTCAGTGTCAGAGAATTTCTCCCTGGACTTGCGAACATTCTCGTCCAGCTTGCGGATGCATTCCCAGTTGGCCATGGGGACGATGGTGTAATTTCCGAGACAGGGAAGACTTTTCTTTTTCGACTGAGGAAAAACCTCCTGTCCGATGAGGAAATTCTTGATGAGTCCTTCGACGGAAATGTCCAGAGAGGGATCAATTTCCTTGGCTTCGTTCAGGATTCGGTCGACCTTCGCTTCAATCCACGGGGTCAACTTGAAATACTTCCCGCGGCCCACCTGCTTGTAGACGAAAAAGCCACCGCTCACCATGGCGGCGACCAATTCATTGCAGGAAATGTAGCCCTTGGACTTGAACATGATGGAATCCGCGTTCACCCCTTCCGGAAAGCAATAGGGGACGAAAAGCATCTTCATGTAGGTGGAAAATCTCACCTTGCCGTTTTTCACGGTATATGGCGTCTTGAAAGTAGGAACATTGACCATAGTGGCCTCCTGACATAGTGTGGTTCTATGTATAATATAATAACTTTTCGGCCAAATGGTATACAAAATTTGAAGAAAATTCACCTGGACTAAATTGACCAGGAAAAGGATCAAATCGTATTCAGGGTAGGATATATGGCCAATTCATACGATTACAACGAAGTTCAGCCGGGTGCATCTGACATTGACCGTGAGGCTTGGCCCGTCATGTATGACCCCTATGGGGACGATGACGGGTTGAAGGAAGTATCAACCAAAGACACGAACACGGTGGACTTGTCGGGGAAGGGGACATCCAACAGCAAGTTGTCCGCGGACGTGAAGGTGAGCAAGCAGGAAAACAATGCCTTGAAGGCCTTGTCCGATGGCTTGTATGTGGCGGACAAATCACCTGTCCTGTCGATCAAAGGTTCAGAATTCATTGACGTTTCCTCGGCGGAGCCACAGCGTCCAGTCATTTCATTGAAGAAATCCGAAGATGAATCCAATGACCTCGTGGACAATGGTGGGCTTTATGTTCATGTTCCGGTGAAGGAAATTCAGGGTTCCGACACGGTGGACGTTTCCAAGGAAGATGACACTTGGTCAATAGATGTGAAACTTGACCCGAATCAAGGAAATGTCATTCTGTCCACCGAAAATGGACTGAAGGCGGAGATAGCTTCCGGGGTGATCACAGAGGTCGAGGGTTCCAATTCAATCTCGGCCACAAAAAGCGGGAATGTCTACACTCTTGACACACTGATTTCGACCGCAACCGACAATGCCCTTCAATCCACGGAAAACGGGTTGTATGTTCCTAATACCGTGGTCCCTGAAGATTTCATCAAATCCGTGGACGACACCGACTCGATCACCCTCACGGTTGACGAGAATGCAAAATTGACTGCAGATGTCAAGGTGGACAACACCAATCCTGGAAACGTGACTTTCTCCTTTACTCCGAATGGTTTGAAAGGCGAAGTCGAAATTCCTGCGGATTATGTCACTGGAGTTCAGGACACGGCCGACGTCAAGTTGTCAGTGAATGAAGGAATCCTGAGTGCAGAAATCGCTTCAGGGGTGATTCCTGAAATTCGTGGTTCTGAGTCAATAGACGTTCAGACTTCTGGGAACGTGAATGTAATCACGACCAACATATCCAGTGCAGCTGACAATATGATTTCAGTTGCAAGTGGTGGCCTGTATGTTCCTCCGACCGAAATCCCAGATGTTCCTGTGAAGAGTTTGGTCGAAGGCAATTGTATTGAAATAACTGAAAATCCTTCTGGAACATTTGAAATAGGAACGAAAGTTTCAGAATTTTATGACAATGACCTGACAACCAAATCCGATGGACTTTATGTAAGGGTTCCTGTAAAGGAATTCACCGAAGGAAATGGCATAGAAATCAATGACTATGGTGGTGAAGGGAATTTCACCATTGGACTCAAGGGCTATTCAATAGAAAACCTTGATGGTGAAAATGGCGTAAATGTTCAATCTGATGTCGATGAAACCAGTTGGACAATTTCAGCCAATATCTCGGAAGACGAGGGAAACAAGGTCGAAATCAGTGAAAATGACCAAGGTCTTTATGTAGGTCCAGAACTTCCCTCTGGTGGTTCAGTCGGCCAGGTGCTGAAGAAAACCGCAAATGGTTCCGAATGGGGAGATGAACAAACTCAGTATGTCTCGGGAATCACAGACTCCAACACAATTTCCTTGGCTGTTGATCAAGGTCAGCTTTCCGCCTCTGCAAACATTTCCAATGAATCCGGAAACATCCTTGAGGACAGAAACGGTCTTTATGTTCCGAATTCAGTGATTCCCCAGGACTTCATTCGGTCGGTCGGAAACACTGATTCAATTTCCCTGAATGTGGATGCAAATGGGGAACTTACAGCTTCGGCCAGAATAGACACCAACAACCCCGGTAATGTTCACCTGAGCATCACTGAAGATGGCTTGGTGGCTTCTGCAGACATTCCCGAGGACTACATCAACAACGTGGTCGATTCGGAAACCGTTCATCTTTCAGTGGATGACGGGGACCTCTCGGCTTCGGCAAAGGTATCTTCAAAGGGAGACAACCAGACTGATCCCGCGAATGCCCTGGAAATCGAACAGGACGGCCTTTGGACTCCCACCCTCTACCTTGGACCATTCGATTCCTCGGCTCGTCCTTCTGAAGCGATAACTGGTCAATACATTTTCGACACTGACCTTGGATATTGTCTCTATCGTCATGGAGGTGCATGGGTCAACTCAACCGGCGCCATAGTCGAAGGAAACGTTGAACCCACAGGTCAGGCGGTGGATTGGCTGGTGAATCCGATGACCGCCTATGGAGACTTGCTCGTGGGTGGACCTAGCGGAACTCCAAGTGCAATGCATGTCGGGCCTTCTGGAGCCTATCTCAAATCCGGTGAAAATGGTCTTGAATGGGGAGAAGTGAATTCCCTGGTCCTTTCCGACCTGGCCGACAACACAGCCACCGTGATTGAGGATGGACAACATGATGGCCTCTATGTTCCTCCTAGCTCACTTGAAGGAATGATAACCACTGCAGGTGATTTGATTGCAGGTGACGCCAGTGGTGAACCTGATACATTGTCCAAGGGAACAGTCGGGCAAGTCCTTACCTCGACCCAGAACGGAATTGAATGGCAAACCGGTATCCATGCACCCAATGTGGAAATCGCCTCAACCAACAGCACTGACTTGACCTTGTCCTCCCGTAACGCCAAGTGCCAAATCTACACTGACTCCTCTGAATCCATTTACATAAAGACTTCGGACGATGCACTTTCGGCCAAGATGATCAACATCATCTCCGAACAGGAATATGGCGACCCGGACCAGTATGGAAACAGGGCCCGGTATCAGTCCTATGTGCAAATTCTGGACACTTATGGCGTCTACATGGCGACGAACAATGGAACCATTAACATTTCCAATTACTCGAACAACCTCAACTCCTACATCCAGATAACCAACCAGGGCTCGTCCAATATCAAAATCTACGGTCAGAACGGGTTGACTATCGGTGCTTTGAACGATAACTGCAAGACCTACTATGGCTGGAGCGACACCCTGATGGAAGGCGGTTTGGTCAACGTCAAGTCGAAGAGCAACACGATGACCATAGACGGATACAGCAACACCTTCATTTACAGCCGAAACGGATATGTTCGTCTGGAAGGCAAAAACGGTATTTATCTGAACCCCAACACCAATGCCGGGGTATACGCCAATACCAACAATGGAGGAAACCCGAACACCTCCTACTACGGCGCCTCGTTCTCTTTGACCACCTCCTCGTTCAACACGCAGACGATGTATATGGCCAACCACGGAACGGCGAGCGAAATCAGCTCCTCGATCGTGGTTTCACAGTCTTACGCCGGGGTTTCCATAGTATCGCAGAACCCCTATGATGGGACGTTCGTTGCGAAAATGACATACTCCTCGGAAGGCAGTCTCCAATTCGACAACTATCCTTCCGAATACGACGACACAAAGACCTACGAATTACTGGGTATTCAAACCGACGATGGAACGGTCGACAAGGTATCCATGACGGATGCCTTCAACTCCGGTTCTCCGATTACCTCTTACGGCGACCTGATCTACGGCGACGCTTCGGGTATCGCTTCGGCTCTCCCGATAGGAACCGAGGGGCAGGCTCTTGTTGTGGACTCCTATGGTCAAATCGCCTGGGAAGACAAACCCCGTTCTTGCCAGGAAAACTATGCTTTCGTCAACTCCACCAACATCGAAAGTGCAGATGACTACAAGGGAAGATTGTTTGTTTCCCGGGTAATCTGCAACCACGACGGGAACTATTCGGAACTCGGGTTTGCCCTGAAATCTGGCACCACGGGCAAGGTAGGCATGGCGATATACGACGTGAACAGTGATCTTGTGGCACGGACGGAGCTGATCGAAATTTCCAACCCGACAATAGATGGATATATCTACTGGCATGAAACCGAAAACGAATACGTTTTGCATGCCGGGGAAGAATACTACTTCGCGATATGGTTTGGTGATTACCCATATTCCAATACATTGCAGGTGTTCGCAAAGGTGGTCGACAGCTCCCTTGATGCCTTAATGATGGGGACGGTAATCGGTCAACAGTCGATAACGGAAATGCCCACAACTCTTGGAACGCTGAACTATGAACGGTATTGCTTCCACATGTCAGCGAGGTAGTAATGATAGGTTATCATCTTTCACTGGTTCCGAACATTCGCAAATTCCAATCTTCAAAGAGCGGAAGCGGTTTTGGGACGAATTTCTATGGTCCGGGACTCTATGTGGCTTTGGACACGGAGCCAATAGAAAACTGGGCCGAAATGATGGATGCTGATACATACTACGTATATGAAGTTGAAATCCCCGATACAGCCAACATACTGGATGACGAGAACAAGTATTGGGACGTTGTGGCCAAATACGTTGATTTTGACAAAGAGGAGCCAAGCAACGAGGATTTGCGAAGGGCTTCCAACTATATGGTCAGAAAACTCGGCTATGAAGGACTGAATTATTGGAATGAAGAGGACGGAAATGCAATAGTCCTTTGGAAGCCTTCAGTCGCTAGGATTGTTTCAATGAAAGAACACAGAAACTAAATTGAACAAAGCCAAACAGAAGAATCGATTTGGACAAGGAAGATGAATATGTTCGTAATGAATGATTTGACGAGAAGAGCCATTGTCGAGGCCATAAGGAAATATGGTCTCACCAGGTGCTACGAGGAAGACCTCCACAAGGGTTCGGCGCTCTACTGCTATTGGGTGAACAACAACTTCTTCCAGTCCGAGGCTTACAAGGTCCTAATGGACGTCGAGAACAAGTTCGGTGCACATGGTGTTCTGGGCCGTCCTCGTGACCATTTCTCCCAGACCGTCGTGGAAAGAACCGAGGAGCGGATGTTCAACTATGGTTTTCGCGGTGGACGTGTCCTATACATCGTCGACCCACTTTCATTCGAGATTGACTCCTATCTGGACAAGAACAACATCCCATCAAAGGAAGGGGAATATCTGAAAGCCGTGGAAGAAATAGACCGCGAAGATGAATCCAGAAACTACAGAGGCAGTATGCTGAAAGAGTCCTCCGATAGCAAATACGAACTGACCGATGAGACGATGAAGTGGAAAGGTTGGTTGGTTTTATATCGTATTCGTGCACTTCGTTCCTTTGGAGATGTGAAGAAGGGAGACAAGGGCGGCTGGGTCGAAAGAATCGGCAATCTTTCTCTCAGTGGTGATTGCTGGATATACGACGATGCAAAGGTGTTTGGACCGGCAAAAGTATGTCATGATTCCCAAGTTCGAGATGAAGTCGAAATTCAAGGATATACCGGAATATACGGAAATTCCAAGATATGTGGAAACACCACAATAGGTGGGCGATCATCGTTGACAGATGTCGAGGTTCGTGGGAGAGATGTCAAATTATATGACGTCACATTACAAGGTGTGCGAAAATAGATGTTCTGCAAGGAACTGTTTTCAAGACCCGTCCCCCACAAAGGAGCGGGTTTTCTTTTTTCAGGGGCTAAATTGATCAAAGAGGGTGGTCCATGAAGCAGGAGGACGGCCAGTGAATTTTTACAAGGTTCAGACAGGTTTTCAGATAGTGGATCCTAGTGGTGTTCCTGGGACCCCGATTGATGGCATTTCGACCACATTGACGGATTCGGTTTCCAAACTTCCCACTGACAAGGCAGTCTTGGATGCAATCGAAGTAGCCAAGGAAGAGGCGGAGGCCAGCGGAATATCGAAGGACATTATCACTTCCTACGGCGACCTCATCCAGGGTAATGCCTGCGGGGAACCTGAAACGCTGGGAAAGGGAACAAAGGGCCAGGTCCTCACTTCAACCGAAAACGGCCTTGAATGGCAAACGGGGATACATTCGCCCAATACCGAAATCGCGGCGACCGATGACACGACCCTGGTTCTGACCGGCAAAAACCTGGAAATCGGACAGCTCACCCCCTACGGACAGCAGGGCATCACCACCATGGACATCGAAATGAAGTCGGCTGGTATGGTGACCCTCTATTCAGAATCGTCAGGGGTAGTCGCATCCGCTCCAGCAGTCGATCTCATGGGTAGTGTATACGTCAACACCAAGGCAAGCTCGATAACCAACACCTCCGACACCAACATAACGTCGTTTGCCAATTCCGGTCGTTTTTCCGTATTGACCAACAAGAGCCCTTCCACCGGCGAATACACCGACGCCATGGAAATCGGCATAACTGGTTTCCAGGTCCGGTCCAGTTCCTACAACAAGCAGGAATCGAACGGTCCCCTCACGATAAAGGCGCAGGCGCAGGGCGAAATCTACACGGCCTCGACCTTGACCATTCACTCCGGAAACCCGATTTACATCAAGACGGACACCGGGGCGCCCATAAAGTTGTCCACCGAGTCTTCCGGCTCCGCTCTCGCATATGTTCAGATACAGGGAACTTCGATTTCCTTGAGGACCAACACCGACGCAACTCATTACGGGGAAACGACTTACGCTCCCACTTCGATTTCCACCGGTTTCACGGGCGCCTCCTCTCCGACCGCTTTGACGGTATACAGCTCCTCGAACATAGTCGGTAGCGCAAAGTCGATTAGTTTCATTTCGGCGGTGGGTTCCGGTGACTCAGGGACGGCTTCGTTCAATGCAGGTGCAATCGGAGGAACGACCACAATATCCGGTTCCACCATCCAGTTGATCGGTGCTCCAAATGGCGCCATGTACATAGACTCGAATGGCATCAGAATTGTAGATGTGCAACATCCGGTTTCAGTGAACTCCGCTGGCTTTGGTGTAAACAGCTATGGTGAAGTAAACATAAAGACGGCGGACGGGGACAACATCCTGGTTGAAACCTATCCTGATGGTGGATTGATCACCCTGAAGGCAGCGTGGGAAAACGGAGACGGGGACGTTGTTCATTCCACTATGGTCTTGGATGGGGAAAATGGAATAAATCTCACCACCCCGTCCGTAATTGAACTTGAAGCCGAAGACACCATAGCGCTCACTTCAGAATCCGCGATTGAATTGGAATCGACCGGTGGACAAATAAACATCAAGGATTCCGGTGGGTCGGACATCACAATTCTCTGCAAACCCACAAATGCTGCCTGTGAAGGCAAGGTATTGGCTGGTTCCTATTATGTTGAACTGGATAGCGTGGGAAATGCAACAAACAAATCGTCCCTTAGACTTGAACCAAATACCGTGATCGGCACTGTGAATGCATCTGGTCCCGGTGCCAGTATGGAATTCACCGCAAGATCAGACCAGGAAACAAGCGGGACGACTGAAACAAGAACTTCCTACTTCTCGATACATGACACTAATGGCATTACGGCCAGCACGTCCTATGGTCCTATCTCGTTGAGCACTCCCGGACCAATCGCTGTTCTTGCTGGTCCTTCCATATTCCTCAGCACCACGGCATTGTCTCCCACGAACATCAACATAAATGGCTCCACCGCCAACCTGTCTGCAAGTGCGAAATCAATTTCAATGATCGCCGCTGTTGGGTCGAATGACTCTGGCACCGCTTCATTCAATGCCGGTTCGATAAATGGCACTACCACGATTTCCGGTTCTTCGATAAGTTTGATTGGTGCACCTAATGGAACATTGAGCATCAATTCAACCGGGATGAACATCATTCTTCCGACATTGCCAATAATGATTTCAACAACGGCTGTTAGGATTCCTGTCTACAATCGGCCTTATGATTCCACTCGGACATACGAGTTGATGGCCAGGGACACCACGGAAGGATATATTGACAAGGTTCCGATGGCAGACGTGTTCGCCGCCGGGTCTCCCATGACTTCCTACGGGGATTTGATCTATGGTGGTGCATCGGGAACTCCTTCCAGACTTGCAATAGGATCCACTGGACAAGTCTTGACAGTGAATGCTTCCGGTGTTCCCGAATGGGCGAATGGAGGTGGTGGAGGAGCGGTTCAGTCAGTTTCGGACACTGATTCCATTTCCTTGACTCTTGACCAGAATGGAGATTTGACAGCTGACTTGAATGTGGACAATTCTTCCGGAAACGTCTCGCTTACGGTTGGCAATGATGGCCTGTATGGTGAAGTCGAATTCCCTGTAGCGGCACTTGATTCCGGAAGCCCTGGCATTCTGGTCACCGGAAACATTGTCAATGAATACAGTATCGGTATTGTAATATCGAACAGACAGGACAACATCCTTGAAGAAGTGGATGATGACCTAAACAATGGCCTGTATGTTCCTCCGAGTGAATTGGATGGATTGATCACAACTGCAGGTGACCTGATAGTCGGCGGAGCCAGTGGCGAACCAGAAGCGCTATCAGCCGGGACGGAAGGACAGGTTCTGACCATAAATGCCTCGGGTGTTCCTTCATGGGGAAATGCAGGAGGAACCAATTGGTATTGCGGTTCCTTCACAACTGCAAACAGACCAGCCAACCCGACCGAAGGCCAATATGGATACGATACCACGATAGATTGTATCATCTATTACATCGGCAATTATTGGAGAACTGCAGCCGGAGCCATAGTTTAAGAGAGGTATAGAGTATGTTCAAGATAAAAGACGCGTGGCAGATAGTTGAGAATACTCAGGGTGTTCAGCTTTGGACGGACACCCGAGATGGCCAGCAATACAGATACAAGCAGTTCGGCAATCAGATTTGGATGATAGACAACTGGAACTACGGTGGTTTGGAAAGTGATTTTAGACCAATATCTAGTTCTATGTCATCCGGTCACGCTTGGAGATATGAAAACGTTTTGGATTACCAAAACTGGGAATCTGAATATGGCATGAAACGAGGTGCTTTGTATAGCGATGGCACCTCATATATGGGAATACCAAGTGGATGGCACCTAGCAACAAAAGCAGAGTGGGACGCCCTTATTGCATGGGCACAATCTGAATATGTTGGTTTTGGTATTCAGGCGCTAATGGCAAAAACAACATTTTGGTGCCCGAATAATCCTTCTTCCGATGTTAATTTTGAAAACTACAACAAATCCGGTTTTAATCTTGTTCCGGCAGGTCACGCTTCATGGAGTAACTACAACTTTGAAAAATCCGATAAGAACTACAACTGCATAGCTAGTTTTTATACTAGATCTGCTTCTGGTTATAGGAGATACTATACGTTCCAACAGGATGAAAATAGTTTGCCTACAGCCGAAGAAAAGATATTTGATTCGGGTAAATGGTGGGCTTCCTCAGTCCGTCTAATCAAGGACGGCTCTATCCCCGCTCCTCAGCCAATCATCACCGAGATAACCACTTCTCTTGACTCCACTGGTTCGGACAACAAGATCGCCACGGAAAAGGCAACTCGCACGGCCATCACCAACGCGACTTCCTCCAAGATGTCCAACCCGATGACAACCGCAGGAGACGTGATTGTCGGCGGTTCTTCCGGAACTCCCGCCAGACTCGCCATAGGAACAAACGGACAGGTTCTCACATCCAATGGGACTACAGCATCTTGGGCAAATGTTCCTGCACAAGACGGCGACCACAAGGTGGCCACTTCCTCCTCTGATACCACACCAGATTATCTCATAGACAAAATCGGTGCAGGCAATGGCATACAGTTGACTGAAATCGTTTCGGGTTCATCTCGCTACATAGAAATTGAAAACACTGCAATGGAAGGTGACCACCAGGTGCAGGTTTCAATATCTGACGACTCCGCCGGATATCTGGAGGACAAGATAGTCGCAGGCACAGGTATAACCATAAACGTCTTGTCCGACAGCTCCGGTGTAGAAACCCTGGAGATTTCGTCATCCGGTGGCGGTGGTGGCATGGTCAACCCCATGACGACCGCAAACGACATCATCATTGGTGGTTCAAGTGGGACACCGACCAGATTGGGTGCAGGTTCCGACAAGCAGATTCTGACCAGCAACAACGGTCAAGTCAGTTGGGAAGATTCCTTGTATGCACTTGGGGTGGACAATACGAATGACACCTATATGTTCTACACCCAATTCGTAGATTCCAATACGAGAGCCGGTGGCGGATACGAAAACGAGCTGAAGACTCTTGGGATGAATTCGGCTTCAGTCGGCGGAATCCTTTCACTTCGAGCCGGAACACCCGTTGAAAGCGGATTCATAACCCAGAACGAACCCTACTGGAGAACGGAAACCGACGTATTCAATGCCGGACACCCGATGACTGATCAGGGTGACTTGATCGTGGGATCGGCCAGTGGTGTTCCGATGAGATTCGCGGCCGCGGGTGATGGCTCATTCCTCAAGACCACCACGGTTTCTGGAATAGGCAAGGTCCTTCAATGGGCACCGCTCCCCGCTCCTTCGATTCAGAACTATTCGCTTTCCTTGTC